TGGGGACACTCAGAAAATTTGGATGCATGTGTAAATGCCAGAGTGAAGAGTACCGTGCCATGCAGGAGCAGATCAGGCAAAGGGAAGAGTTTGAGCGGATCGGTCGCCTCCGGACGCAGGGCATCCAGGACCGATGCTATTGTAACTGGACTTTTGAAAATGACGATGGACGGAACCCTCAGCAAATGGACAAGGCTATGCGGTACTGCCTGAGATGGGAGGAAATGTACCGTGACAATATTGGACTCCTCCTTTGGGGCGATGTCGGAACCGGCAAGACGTTTTTTGCGGCCTGCATAGCAAATTACCTAATAGACCGGGGCGTGCCGGTGCTTATGACTAACTTTATTAGATTGTCGAATGCACTAATGGCCCTTGACGAGGACAGAAACGAGTACATTAAATCCTTAGACAGCTACAAGCTGCTCATAATCGATGATCTGGGCGCCGAACGGCAGAGTGACTATATGCTTGAGCAGGTCTATAACATCATAGATAGCCGTTATAAGAACGGCCAACCTCTTATTGTCACAACTAACCTGCCGTTGTCGGAAATCAAGAATCCTTCTGATATCAAGTACAGCAGGATTTATAGCAGAATCATTGAAATGTGCGTGCCCATCAAGTTTGAGGGACCAGACAGGAGGAAAGAAATATTTAACTTAAAGTTGGAAAAAGCAAAAAAATTGTTCGAGGGTGATTAAAATGCCAGTAAACAGCAGAGAAAAAGGCAAGCGCGGCGAACGGGAATGGGCAAGCATATGTCGGGAAGAAGGCTATAACGTTAGGCGCGGACAGCAATACAACGGCATTGAAGGAGCTGACTGTGTCGGCTTGCCGGGAATACATCAGGAAGTCAAACGTGAACAGAGATTGAATATCGAAAAGGCATTGCAGCAAGCAACCAGAGACGCAAAGGACAGCGAGATACCGATAGTTGCCCACAGGAAAAATGGAGAGAAATGGAAAGTGACCATGTGGGCAAGTGATTGGTTCAAGCTATATCGCGAGTGGGAGGCAAGCGAATGGTTAAAGAAAAAAGAAATCAAAGAATTTGAAGGACAGGAGTTGTGGGGTTAGGGAGGCAGATCACATGAGCCGAGGAAGACCAAATAGGGGGTGTGAATGTGGGAATCCTAGAAAGACGCATATACAAAAAGATTGAGTACTATTTATACCACTACCACCAAATTCGTAAAGAGATAGAACAAGAAAAGGAAATTATTATCCAGTCAGGTGGCCGTGACCTCACCGAATGGAGAGGCGGTATCAGCTACCATTCGGATCCGACTGCGAATAAGGCTATTAAACTCACTAGTCCAGAGTTGCTAGAAAAAGAGAAATGGCTGAAGGTGATAGAAGGTACTATTCAGCATTTCCAAGGTACAGAAAAGGGCCGCTTACTACAGAAAAAGTATTTTGACCAGCTGGGAGAGCGACATATATGCAAGGAATTACACATCGAAAGGACAACTTACTATCGATGGCGAGAAGAAATTGTGCTGTATACCGCCTTACTAGCGGCGCAATATGGTCTTATAAAGTTTTAAAAAATTCAGAATTTTTGGCCAATGAATGTGTTACAATGATAGCGGGAATATTATGATATTTGGGTGTCATAGCAGAACAGATGCAATACAGCATAACTCGGCTGATGAAATATTTGAGGGTTAGATTGATGAGCTGTTGAGGAGTTGCATGGTTCATATATTAGTAGCCAGGGTAGATGGGGGGTCAGAGAAGTATATTAGTCGTTTGCTTATAAAATGGGATAACAAAGGCAGAATTGAAAGTAGAAAAAATATAGAAGAAGGAGTGGTTACGTGTATTCTCACCGGTTCTAAGGGGTTCATATGCAGGCTTGATGTGGGAAAAGTATGTTGTTACGTGAACTTAGATGGCGTAGCCTTGTATCTGATAAATTTTGTCATAGATGTATAATTAAGTCAAGCTTAAAGTTGTAAGCAAAATATGCTATAATAGATTGAGGGAAGAACGAGGTGAGATTATGAAAAGAAATCCACTTGTTGCTCCTGTGTTGAAGTGGGCAGGAGGGAAGCGGCAATTACTAAAAGACATAAAGAAGCATATACCAGAGAAATTTTCAACTTATTATGAGCCCTTTTTAGGTGGTGGGGCTGTTTTATTCGAACTACAACCTAGTAAGGCTGTAGTGAATGATATAAATGAGGAATTGATGAATGTTTATTTAGTAATTCGGGATCATGTTGAAGAACTCATTGAAGAATTAAAAAAGCACGAAAGAAAAAATAGTGAAGAATATTATTATGAAATAAGAGAACTAGATAGAGACAAGAGAAAGTATGAGCAATTAAGTAACATAGAAAAAGCTGCGAGAATAATTTATTTAAACAAAACATGTTATAACGGTTTGTTTCGTGTAAATTCACAAGGTCAGTTTAATGTTCCTTATGGGAGATATAAAAATCCAGATATTGTGAATGAAGTTACATTAAGAGCAGTAAGTAATTATTTTAATAAAGCTAAAATAACTTTTAAATGCGGAGATTTTGAAGAAGCAGTTAAGGGGGCAAGAGAGGGTAGTTTTGTGTATTTTGATCCGCCTTATGATCCCGTTAGTGATACAAGCAGTTTTACAGGTTATGATATAAATGGGTTTGACAAGGAGGAACAGATAAGGCTTAAGGAATTATGTGATAAATTAAATAAAAAAGGTGTAAAGTTTCTACTTTCAAACTCAGCAACAGATTTTATTTTGGACCTGTATAAAGATTATAATATAACAATAGTCCAAGCTAATAGGGCAATTAATTCAAAAGCGGACAAAAGAGGAAAAGTTGATGAAGTGCTGGTGAAGAATTATGAGTGAGACAAAGAATGATATTGCATGGGAACGAATTTTTAAGAAATATAGAATATTAGAGAAAATAAAGAAAAATGGGGCTTTTGAAATAACGTCAGGGCAAATAAATGAGTTTAGAGAAGCAAGGTTAATGACAAAATTTGATCACCGAAAAAATTTACCGAAGATTTTTGAAGAAAATAATTTTTCTATTCTTCCTATTACTAGAGGTAGTTATTTAATTGCGCAGTTTAAGGCTTATCATAGGCTTGAGGAAAAAGAAACAGAAATAATCAAGATTCCATTTCCTACTTATATTGAAAGTATTGATTATGAAAACATAACAAGCGAGGCTGCGGCTTTAAACTGTGCGTATGTTTCAGGTATATTGGCTGATTTTATTGAGGATGAAGAAATGGTTCCAACAGTTACAGGTCGAATGAGTTCTGATGCGTTTTGTTTTTATATTAATACTTATTCGGGGTCTAAGTTTAAAGTTAATGTTACTAATGCTCAAATTGAGATAGATGGTGGATATGAAGGGCTGGGAACCTTTTCTTTAATTGAAGCGAAAAACTCGTTATCAGATGATTTTATAATACGACAAATATATTACCCTTATAGGTTATGGCATGATAAAATTAACAAAAAAGTTAAGCCAATATTTATGACTTACTCTAACGGTATTTTTACTTTTTATGAGTATGAGTTTCAAGACCCTGAAGATTATAATTCTCTTACTTTAGTAAAACAAAAAAAATATAGCATAGAGGAAACAGAGATTGGGCTTGATGACATAATAGAGATCTACAAAAGGACAAAAATTATAAATGAACCAGAAGTTCCATTTCCACAAGCAGATTCATTTGAAAGGATAATTAATCTTTGCGAGCTTTTAAATGAATCAGAGTTGACTAGAGATGAAATAACAACAAACTATGATTTTGACTCTAGGCAAACGAATTATTATACAGATGCAGCTAGATACTTGGGATTAGTACATAAGCGTAAAGAAGGTAGAGAGGTAATATTTTCGTTGACAGAAGAGGGGGAAAAATTATTTAAACTGAAATATAAGCCAAGACAATTAAAATTTGTTGAATTAATTTTGTCCCACAAAGTTTTTAGAGAAGTTTTTGAATTGTGTCTGAAAAATGGAAAAATGCCAGATAAACATGAAGTAGTGAAGATTATGAGATACAGCAATTTGTATAAAATAGAATCCGAGAAAACATTTTATAGGCGTGCTCAAACTATAATGAGTTGGATTAAATGGATATTAGAATTAACTAGATTGTAGTACATAGCCAAAGATTGTACAAAAGTTCGGTACTTTTTAAACGGATTTATATGGTAGTATAGTAGTATAGAATTGTATACTTTCCTCTTCAGCCCGGTTGCTCAGCCGGGCTTTGTTGAAAAATATGGTGGTTTTAGTAGGATTTTCTTCCTTTCTTATAGAAAATTAATACGAGATAGGAGGAAAGTAATAATGGGGGATAAGAAAGACGCTATAAAAAGTTTTCTTACAGAAAATGTCTTAGGCGTCATAATTGAATATGGTAAAGAAGCGGCTAAAGCTCGGATAAAAGATGTTGTTACTAATGACGCTGCGAAGTTAGCTGCAGCGGTTGGTATTGATATGGCAGGCTCAATAATACCGGGAATAGGGAGTGCTATTTCTGCATATAGAACTCAAAGACAACTTAATAATTTAAATACTTTAGTATCAGAACTTAACAAGAAGGTTGAAGAGATTAAATTAAATTTTGAGAGACAGACAGAAGAAAATAAAAAAACCTTGGACGCAATTTTTGAAATGGTTATTTATAAAGCGGTTAATACTAATCAAAGCGAAAAAATAAAGTATATGGTTAATGGATACGCAAATCTGACAGCTATTCAAAATGTATCTTATGATATAAGCTATCTTTTTTATGATGTTTTAGATAGAATGACTATATTAGATATAGCTGTTTTGAAAGCTTCATATCCTTTTTGGGGTACTGAAGAAAATAGGAAAAGCTTTGTAGATGTCTTGAATGAATTTGGCATAGATTATTATCAGTATGAAGCGGTAAGGGATAATCTTTATCGAATGGGGTTGCTAGAGAATCAATATGATGATGCTTTAGAAAAAGATCTAGATTTACTAGTTAAAAATGTTAATAATCTAAATGAAGTAGTTATTTCAATACAAGAAAGTCTTGCAAATCCCAGGAAGAAAATGAAGAAGCTTAAAAATACAAAAGTTGAATTAAAAGCTAAAGATCGTTTAAAGATATCTAAATTTGGCAGGGAATTTGTTGAATTTTTTATTAAAAATTATAACGATTAAAAATTATAACGATAATGTTGGAACATAAAGCTACTTGTTGAAGATAGCTTTTTAATTGGAGGGAACGATATGGATATTGGAATGTTTATAAAGAAATGTTTTGAAATAGGGATTTCATTATTGAATAAAGAAAAGCTAACAGAGGAGGAGAAAGAACTTTTAAACGCTCTAGATAGTTTAGAAAAATGGATCCAAGATAGAATCCTTTTTGAGAATTAAGACTTTGGATAAATTAAGCGGGGTGAGGTGATGTGAAGCTAACAGAGAAGCAAAAGGCATTTTGCGATTATTACATTGAGACATTAAATGCTACTGAAAGCTACAAAAAAGCAGGATATAAAGTCAAAACAGATGGTGCAGCTAGAGTTAATGCTTCAAGATTGCTAACAAATGCTAACGTTAGGAAATACATCGAAGAGAGAATGAAGCAAAAAGAATCCGAGCGCATTGCCTCACAAGATGAGGTTCTGGAGTTCCTCACGCGAGTTATG